ATGAAAGGCGAAAGAACGACAATAGATGTTGGAAAACAGTTTTCCGACATGCCGTTCGGAAGGGATGAAAAGGACGGAGACTCTAACGGCTTGCGCTTTAGAAAAGAGTTCCTTCTAGATAAACTTAAGGACTACGAATATGTAACCGTAGACCTTTCAAATGTCCTTGGCTGCCCTTCTTCATTTGCAGACGAGGCATTCGCCGGACTTGTCATATACGAAGGCTTTACTAAGGAAGAGGTAATTCGCCGACTAACTTTTATCTCAGAATATGAAAGTATAAAAAGTAACATCTTGAAGTATATCAATGAAGCCAAACCCGCATCAGAGATGAGGTAACCAAGATTGGCCTTTATGAAATTTCTCGCTGAAAGTGGATTGATGGCAATTATAGTCATGTTTCTAGGGTGGCTCTTCGTTTTTAAAAACTCAAGAGCCCTAGCCAAACAATCCGAAATTAATGCACTAGCTGCGAGTTTGGAAAAAACACTACAAGAGATTGCAGATGAAAACTATAAATTCTGGAAGGACAGCGAGGACAACGATGAAACGCACCTAATCAAAAGCAAACTATTTAGCTCTTATATAGAGCACCGCTGCAACATTATAGAACGCAAAATTGAGATAATTTTCAGCAAATGTAACAACACCATGAACCCAGCCATCGAGAAAATTCAATTCACCCAAAAAAGTATCGATCTGATAGCTGACATACGCGACAAATCGACAATAAATTCCGAAAAGCTCAAACTAGTAAAAGACAAATATACGAGAATAAGTGCAATTAACAACTTAACACTAAAACTCGCAATTGAAATCAACAAGCTTGTCATCACTAGATTTCAACCAATGCACGAATGGAAATGGCCGGAAAACTATTAACCCACACCACCCCATGCAAGTATTTCTATCTAGTCACGCCCAAACTAGATAACTCCTCATACTTCATACATTCCAAAAGAAATCACCTCATCCTCAATCCAGTCATTCAATTGCGCCATACGAGTTTGTATGGGCTCAAGCTCGTTAGCCACATAAATCTGCGCCGCCTCCCTGATCGACCCGAACCCACCCGCGTTCTGCGGCACAATCCCCATCAACTGCGGTGGAATGCGTAGACTCGCCAGCACATCATCACGGGTCTGATTCTTGATCGAATTAAATTCATCCTTCGCCGTCACCTCACTGACAGGAATCAACTGAATCCCGTCCTTCTTGCCCGTAGGCGAATAGACAAACAGATTCCGAAAATTCCCCGGCCCCTTGGATTCCTTCAACGCTTTACGCAAAGCGTCGATATCCGCCTCAGTCTGCGCCGCATCCGTCATGTACAAAATGAACCCTGCATGACTCCCATTCTCGTAATACTTACGCCGAAACAACGTCGCCGACTCATTCAACAACGCCGACTGCAACGCACTGATCCACTCCGGCAGCCCATAAATCTCTTGGTGCAAGTCCGCCTCGCGCAGATGAAAAATGGTGTCCGGCTCAAACGCGTGCTCATTCCTCCAACCCTGCACCTGGTAAAACTGTCCCTCCGGCCCAACCCGCATGTACTTCGCCAACGACGGCACCAGTTGCCGCGTACCGCCCAGCACCGAACGGCGTTTCTCCAGATAGCTATTCCCCAAGCATAGAAAATCCAGAGCGAACTGTTCAAAAGCCGCCCGGGACAGCATCGGATGCGGAATAAACGTCTTGCTCAACAGGTTGCGCTTGAACATCAACCCCGAATGCAGATGCACACTCGCCCCCACCGAACGGGCCAGGCCATTGAGCGACAACGGCGGCTCATACCACCGCCCGTTGAACCAACACTCCAGGTAATCGAACACCTCTCGCCCACCCAACACCGGCGTCGGCTCTCCGAAGCTAAACACCTGAGTACCCGCACTAGTGGCATCGAGGGCGGCCGGCAAAAGCTCCTGGCTGGCAAGTTGTTCGGTCATTAATAAATCTCCATCCGCCCGGTATTGGCAGCGGTCTGCCCTTCGAGCGGTTCGTTCTGCAATGCGTGGAAGAGCGCCCAGGCCAGGTCGGCATGGCCGGTGTTGTCGTTGCGGCCGGCGGTGTAGGTGAACTGGCGGCCGCCTGCGGTGATGGTCTTGCGAATCGCCATGAGCGACTGAGCCATGTCGGTCCAGCCGGCATCGAACTCCAGCCGGCCCTTGTGGATCACGTCGTATGCCTTCAGCACCAAGCGGGTTTTCACCTCGGGCGAGTAGCTGAAGGTCGTCACAGCCGGGAAGAACTGGCGCACCAGCTGAGCCACGCCGCTGCCCAGGCCGGTGACGTCGATGCCGATGTAGGTCACCCAGTAGCGGTCGCACACGCCCTTGATGGCGGCGGCCTGGGCGGCGAAGTCCATGCCGCGAAACTGGTGGCGCTCGAGCACGCGGAATTTGCCGCCCGGCACCAGTGGCGGCGCGACCACCACCAGACCGGAACAATCGCCTGTCTCGGCCGGGTCGTACCCGACCCACACCTGACGGTCGCCAAACGGGCGCATGGCAAACGGCTTGTAATCCTCGGCCCACTCGACCCAGCTATCGACCATGCAGGACTGCAACACCGACAGCGGGAAGATGCTCGCGCCGTCATCAACGAACTCGCACATCAGCAGGTTGGCGAAGGCCTCGGGGCTGTACTCCCGGCGCAGCTCTTCGATGTCGAACAGGTCACAGCCGCCCCGCTCCGCGTCGAGAATGGTGACGATCTGGCGCCACAGCCGGTCCTCGCAGAACCGACCCTGCTGGAGCGCGCCGTGGGTCACGTCCACCTTGGTGTGCTGCGCGGCCGGCTTACCCTTGTTGAACCGTTCTCCCGTCCAGAAGGTGTACGCCTCATGGGCCATACTCGACGGGGTCGAGAAATAGGTTTTGCGCCACTTCTTGTGCATCGCCATGCCCGAGGCGACCTTGTTCAACTCCTCGAACTTGAACGTCCAGAAGAATTCGTCAAAATAGAAATTGCCGTGATAGCCCTGAGCGGTGCGGGCGTTGGTGCCGAGGAAAAACAGCTCGGCGCCGTTGGGCAGCACAATCGGGTCACCAGTCAGCTCGACACCGATGACTTCCCGGGCGAACGCCTGGATGTAACCACGGAACAGGTAGGCCTGGTTCTTCGAAGCCGACAGGAAAATCTGGTTGCGACCGGTGTCCAGGGCGTCGATGAACGCCTCGCGGGCGAAGTAGTACGTGGCACCGATCTGGCGGCTCTTGAGGATGACGCGGGTGCGTTGGTTGCCGGCCCGGTACCAGTCTTTCTGGTAATCGAAACAGCCGTCGATGAAGGCCTCGCGCAGCAGCTCGATCTGGTCTTCGCTGATATCGTTCTTCGGGGATTTTTTCTTCGGTCCCTCGTTGCGCTTGGCGAGGTTCGGGTTGAGGTCGGTTTCGGTACCGCCACCCTGGTAACGCTGAATGCGGGCCTGGCGCTCAAGCTGCCGATGCAGCAGATCGATCTCTTTGAAATCGCCGCCAGTCTTGTTTTCCTTGAGGATCAACTGCACCAGGCGTGCTTCCAGGGCACCGCCGATGCGTTCGACATTGTCGGCCCGGTCCCACTCGTCGCGGGCCTTCCAACTGTGCAGTGTTTTTTCTTTTGCCCCCGTTGCCTCGGCAATCTCACAGACGCGCCAACCCATCCAGTATAGAAACTTGGATTGGCGTCGTGGATCAATGGGCAGCAGAGCAGTTTTCACCATGCCTAGATGCTGATGCGTGCCCTCAAAGCTAAACAGTCCTACTACTTGTAGCTAATACGCTAACAACCTTCAAACTATAAACCGATTAAAAACGCTCAAAAATCGGAATATTCTGACGCATCAATTACATCTATATCTCACGCAACCAAGGCTGCTAGTCATCATCCATGTAAATAATTCCCACGTTAGCAGTGTAGTCACCCGTTCGACCTGTAACCTGATTCATTATACTTTCTGGAGTGTCATCGCGAAAATTCACCACATGCCCTACCAACATCTCGTCACGCGTGTATTCCGGCTCCTCGCTCTCCATCCACTCCTCCAACTCTTCTACAGTGAGACCAACTGCATCAGCTAATAGCTCCTCGAAAGTTTCCTGATGACGAACGCCTTCTATTGGATACAGAACTGATTCGTATTTTGATGGAAGTAATGCAAACTCCCCCCAGCCCAGATCGCTAATTGCCAGCCCAGTTCCGTTCTTAGAAACCGGACCATACATCAACAGCACTCGTCCAATAGCGGAATCTACAATCCTATGCTCAGTGGAATCACGCACCGTCATTTTTAACGTAAAATCCTGATAATTACCATTATTCTCATATTCAATCCGGGTCATCTGAATATTGTCTGGATTGCCTTGCCCCATAACCCGAATATATTTTATGCGCCCGTAATATAGCCTTGGCTTTGTATTAGGTTCTTTCACCGCGGATACGTTTACCAAGGCATCGCTCAATAGTTGTGGGTATTGCGCTTCAGGCAAGAAATAATATTTATGAAAGTTTTTATTGAAATTTGTACACAACCCTCGAACTGAGGTAATTCGACTGGGCAGTTTTATCTTCTCTCCGTTATGCCGACGAATTGGCACCTCGGAAAGCTCCCCATCAATATCTTCGACTACAGGACCAGAATAAACCTGTCCCTGTAGCTGAGGAGCTACGGGCTTGTGCTTCATAAAACTCTTCACTACAACCAATAATTCATCATCAACAGCTTGCTTGGCCTCCTCCTCATCGGTAAATCTTTGTCCATCGCGCTTTTTCACACGGAGCCCACACGGCGGCCTATGTTTTTGAGTATGAGCAAAGTATGCAGCGCGACCTCTAGCATCCTTTTCTCCCTCCTCAGGAGATCGAAACAAACCAACACAACATTCCGGACAAAAAATAGCCCCCTTCATGTTGCTTTGGTATTCCGAGGTAAGAACCGACGTGGCGCTCTTACGAAGAACAGCCTTGTCCCCAACACCATATATCCAGCCCGGAAGAAAATACGCAAATTTAATCCGATTACTTCCGAAGTTTTCTGACATAGCCATGCAAATTCCCTTTCGAATGAAAAATAGCCGAAGCCACGGCTCCAATTTTGAAAATCAATAATGGCACATAAACATCATTTTCAAAATCTGCTCGTTGTTATTTAGCGCCTTGTGCTTACCTTCCCTACAACCCCAACCCGTTGCCGCCGCTCGCGCCCATGCCGACCATGCCCCTCATTGCAACGCACTGAGAATCCCCGGCATGAAGAAGTACCGCAGCAACTGGTTCCGTGTCGCCATCGAAGGCGCCACCTCGGACAAGCGCACCATCAAACGCAGTTGGCTGGAACAGGCCGCCAAGAACTTCAACCCGTCCACCTACGGCGCCCGTATTTGGCTGGAGCATTTCCGTAGCCTGCTACCTGACAGCCCCTTCAAGGCCTACGGCGACGTACTGGAGGTTAAAGCCGAAGAGGTGGACGTCAACGGTCAAAAGAAATTGGCGCTGTTCGCGAAGGTAGAACCTACCAACGACCTGATTGCCATGAACAAGGCCAAGCAGAAGATCTACACCTCCATCGAGATCGACGAGAGCTTTGCCGACACAGGAGAGGCCTACATTGTCGGCCTCGCCGTGACCGATTCACCCGCCAGCCTGGGCACCGACGTCCTGGCGTTCTCAGCGCAGAAGCCCGAATCCAGCCCGTTCCAGGACCGTCACTATTCGGAAACTTCCATGTTCACCGAAGCAGTCGAGACCGAGCTGAAACTCGAGGAGATCGACGAGAAGCCGAGCATCGGCGCCCAGCTATTCAACAAGGTGCAGGCGCTGTTGACGGGCAAGCAGGCCAGGGATGACAGCGAGTTCGCCCAGATCGGTGAGGCGGTCGAAGCCATCGCCGAACACGTCAAGGATTTGCCCGACCAGCTGGCCGCCGAGAAGCAATTCTCCAAGGGGCTACAAACCCGACTCGATCAAGTCAGCACCGAACTGACCGAGCTGAAAAACCAGCTCTCCACCACCCAGGATCCCAACCAGAAAACGCGCCCCCAGGTATCCGGCGGCGGTAACCAGGTCATGACCGACTGCTGACTCATCAAGGACGATCAACATGCGTAACGACACCCGAGTACTATTCAACGCCTACCTGCAGCAACTGGCGCAACTGCATGGAGTGGCTGACGTCACCACCAAATTCACCGCAGACCCCAGCGTTGCGCAAACACTGGAAACCCGCATCCAAGAGTCCAGTGCCTTTCTCAGCGCCATCAACATTTACGGCGTTTCGGAACAGTCGGGGGAGAAGATCGGGATCAGCATCGACGGCACCATTGCCAGCACCACCGACACCACTGTCAAAGACCGTGAACCACGCGATCCGAGCGGCCTGGACGACCGCGGGTACAACTGTACCCAAACCAACTTCGACACCGGCATTCGCTACCAGAAGCTGGACCAGTGGGCCAAGTTCAAAGACTTCCAAGCGCGCATTCGCGACGCCATCATCAAGGCCCAGGCCCTCAACCGAATCATGATTGGTTGGAACGGCATCAGCCGCGCCGCGACATCCAATCCAACCATCAACAAGCTGCTGCAAGACGTGAACATCGGCTGGCTGCAAAAGATGCGCGAGGAAAACCCTGCCCGGGTCATGACCGAAGTGAAAGACGGCAGCGGTAAAATCGAAATCGGTGCCAACAAGGACTTCGCAAACATCGACGCCCTGGTCGTCAGCATGGTCAACGAGTTCATCGAACCTTGGTATCAGGAGGACACCGAGCTAGTGGTGATTTGTGGTCGCCAACTGCTGGCCGACAAGTACTTCCCCATCATCAACACAGTGCAGGCACCAACTGAAGTGTTGGCTGCCGACATCGTCACCAGTCAAAAGCGCCTTGGCAACCTGCCGGCCGTGCGCGTACCACACTTCCCGGCCAGTGGCCTGATGGTCACTCGCCTCGACAACCTGTCGCTGTACTGGCAGGAAGGCACCCGCCGCCGCACCGTCGTCGACAACGCCAAGCGCGACCGCATCGAAAACTTCGAGTCGGTCAACGAAAGCTACGTCATCGAAGACCTGGGCTGCGCCGCCCTGGCCGAAAACATCACCCTGAGCTGAGGCGGCCACCATGACCAACCCCTGCCGTCACCACTTTGAACGTGTAACGGCTGCCGTCGAAGCGGCGGCTACAGACCCTACCCAAACCATGGCCGGCGCCACGGCGTACGAGCATCAGCTAAATCAGCTGCTGCAAGACCGCCTGCGCCTGAAACAGGTCCAGTCCAACCAGGGCAAGGCCGAACTCAAACGCCAGCTACTGCCGAGCTACGAATCCTACGTGCAAGGTGTGCTGGAAGGTGGCAAAGGCGCTCAGGACGAAGTGATGACCACCGTCATGGTCTGGCGCTTCGATGCCGGCGACTTCAGCGGTGGCCTCGACATCGCGACCTATGTGCTGAAGTACAGGATGGTCATGCCGGATCGCTTCGCCCGCACCTTGGGTTGCCTGGTCGCTGAAGAGGTCGCCACCGCAGCCTTCAAGGCTCAGAAAATTGGCGAGCCGTTCGACCTGCCCATCCTGCATCGCACCGCTGAACTCACCGACACCGAAGACATGCCCGACCAGGCCCGCGCCAAGCTGTTTCTCGCCATGGGCCGCGCCACGCTGGAAGGCATCACCGAAGAGGCCCCAGGCCAACCCGACCAACTTCAAGCCGGTGTGGATCTGCTGAAAAAAGCTATCGCCCTGCACGACGCCTGTGGTGGCAAGAAAGATCTGGAGCGGGCCGAACGCCTGCTCAACAAACGTGCCGGCCCTGCCGGCTAACCGAGCGTCCCCACGCACCCCGCCGGCTCGGGGCGGATCGGCCAGGCCGCTCCTCACGTGAAGCCCCGACCACCGGCGACCTATCTTTGAGTGCTGTCCCATGAGTGGATTTATAGCCGGCGGCACCGTCGCCAGCGGCCATATCAATACCGATGCCTTCTGGCCCGCGATCGACTTGGACCAGTTGCGTGCCACGCTGCGGATCGACGCAAGCGTCACCGCGCCACGCCTGGAAACCGCCGCTGTTGCCGCCGCCATCAGCGTCAACCGCGAGCTAAGCGAATGGCGAGCCACCCAACAATCTGCCGGCCATACGAAACTCGTCGACATACCCGGCGAGCGAATCAACGACGTACCGGTCCTAGTGCATCTCTACCGCCGCGCCATCGAGGCTGCTACCGGCGCTGAAGTTTGCGAACGCTACCGCTCCTATGACTCCACAAACAGCGGCCACCAGAACGCAGAAGACCTCACCCCGAACATCGACGACTATCGCCGCGACCTGCGTTGGGCGGTGCGTGACTTTCTCGGGGTCAATCGCACCACCGTAGAATTGATCTGATGAAAGTCACCGTCCACGCCCACCAAAACGACACCGTCGACACCCTTTGTAGGCGTCACTACGGCCGCACAGCTGGCGTAACCGAGGCGGTGCTAGAAGCCAACCTCGGTTTGGCCGACTACGGGCCGAGTCTGCCCCAAGGCCTCGCCGTGCAAATGCCCGAAGCTCAGACAGCCGCACCACAGCGGCAGATGGTGAATCTTTGGGACTGATGCCCTCTACAAGACCAGGATCTGATGAATAAACCTGAAAGTCTGCGCACTCACCTGCTCACCACCATTGGCGAACTCAAGCACAATCCCGACCGACTGCTGATTTTCATCGATAACGGCAAGATCCGCTGCACCGCCGCGGCCAGTTTGTCCTTCGAGTACAGCTTTGATCTGCAGGTGATCCTCACAGATTTCGCCGGCCATCCCGACAGCGTTATGTTGCCGGTGCTGGGATGGTTGAAAGTGAATCAAGCGGATCTGCTTGAGAACTTGAATAAGTCCACCGAGGGCATCCAGTTCGAAGCCGACATTCTGGACAACAGCAAGGTGGACCTCAGCCTGACCTTGCCGCTGACCGAGCGAGTGATTGTGGGAAAGGATGCCGACGGCAAGACGACTATCCGCCATCCCGGTGAACCTCGGCCCACTGCCGCTTTTCTCGACCCAGCGTGGATACCCGGCGCTCAGAGCTCCGGCAACGAATGGGTCGTACCGACGTGACCAATCGACTGGAAGCGCAGGAGTACTGGGCCGCAGGTCTTCTGAGCCAACTTCAACCAGCGGCACGAAACAAACTCGCCCGCAGCATCGGCCAAGCACTGCGGCGCAGTCAGCAACAACGTATCACTGCCCAGCGCAACCCGAATGGAAGTAAGTATGTACCGCGCAAGCAACGCCATCTGCGAGGGAAGAAAGGGCGAGTGAAGCGGAAGGCACAGATGTTTCAGAAGCTACGAATAGCGTCTTTTATGAAGGCGCAGGGCGACCGCAACACCATCAGTGTGGGGTTTACAGGCCGAGTAGCGAAAATTGCCCGGGTGCACCAATACGGTTTGAAAGATCGGACGGAGCGGGAGGGGGCTGTGGTTAAATATGATCGGAGAGAAACTCTTGGTCTTATCAATGCAGATCTCGATATCATACGCGACTACTTACTAACTCATCTAAAAGAGAACACGTAAAGGACTAGCCCCTCCTATCTAGAAACCCAAAAAGTATCACTCTGCAGGCCAAGAGCGTCCCTCCACGTCACCCGGACCTCATATTGCATTGGACTTGCCATATAAAAAGACGCTCCTAGCTTTACTGTTGACCTAGGCCTAAGTTCCGGGCAGGGCAATTTATATTGGGCATCGTACAGTGGATTCTCACTGCAATTCACGAGCTCCACGTCGATATCGTAAGCGAAGCCTTGCCCAGTATTGGCAATAACTAATTCAGAATTATCCCCCATACGATTAAGCCTGACATTAATGACAGGCTTATCCTTGAGGCTATTTTGCTCTTCTATTTCCTTTATTTGGTACGCAGAGAGCTCTGCTGTCACCCTCTCTAGTTTGAGCTGCTCTTCGCTTATTTTTCTAGTCCGGACGAGCGAGACGGTAGAAATAATAATAGCCAAACAGGAGACCAGCAACGTCAAAGACTCATAAAAATTCATTTAAATCGACCTTTAAAAGTCTTCTTTAGGATGTCTTGCATGGCTTTTTTTGCTTCGGGAATAGCTACGGCCTTGGCTTGCTCCAATCCAACTTCTTTAAGATCAGCAAGAATAATTTCAGCCCCGCAGAAGGTGCACGCAACCATATCGTCATCCTGAACATCATCAGGAAAACTAAATTCCTCATTTCCACATTGAGGACATTGAATTGGGATCTGCCTTGTTTTGATCATAATTCCCCCATAGCAAATAGAGCTTAGCATCTTAACTATTTACTGAGATTAGTCGCGAATAGAAAAATAGCAACTACCCGTAAGCTAGGCATATAGAAGATGCCCTGCCCAATTTCCCTATTAACTCGCAACCTAACTCTGCCATCATTTCGGATTAGCATCTCCTGATCCAGCAGTGACATCTTTTTGCTCGTCGCTGAACGTCGATTGGTAGCCAGGAATCGCAAACGTTTTAATCAACATATTTTTCTGCTCTGTTAATTGAAGGATCGCAGTAGCAAGCTCTTTTTTCTTTTCAGGATCACTTGAAAAATTCGAGTCATTTAACAATGTCTTATTCGCAGCAATTGCACTGTCTAGCCTCTGAATAGAACTGTCAAGGTCCAGGGTTTTCACTCCATATTTTTCGTTAGCTCGACTCAGGATTTTGGAGATAGCTATAGGTATCGAACACATCTCATGATAACCAATCGCATCGGCCACTGCTGCGGAACCGCTGTATACATCGAGACCTTTTGATTGCAAACTGGTGATTCTAGTAATCTCGGCTTTGCGCATGCCTTGAATTTCTTTAGCAACGGTCGGAATAAGTTCTCCTCCATACATTTCGTTATTGATGGACGAGCGCATCTCATTAGTTACCGCAGAGGTACCCGCCAGATTCTGCGCCGCTCGACCACCAACTATGGCAGCGGCAGCGGCGGTGGCAGTTGTTATAGTGCTATACCAAACATTGGTGACAGCTCGTCGCCCATAAATCGACGATATAAAATCACCACAATAAACATCCGAGATCGCAAGCAACTTAAGTTGCTCGTTATTACGAGTTGACGAATCAACTATTCTTTTAAGAATATCATCCGTCTCTTCGATCTCGACTTCTGAAACCTCTATTATCGAGTCCGCACGATTAGGAGGTATAAAATGAGTAGGTCTATTAGAACAAGCGGAAACAGAAACCACCATGGCCAATAACAGTCCACCGCCCACCCGCTGAAAATCTGTAATCCCGACTAGTCGATTGTTCAATTGAGACCTTTCCCTGACCCAAGAATAGCTTTATGCCATCCCCTCTTTAAAGATGTATAGCAGCGAAAAGCCATCACGCTAGGAGAAACGTAAAAAACCAGCCTATGCATTTCCAAAGTCAGAACATGTAATTCGACGTCGTACAAATCAATGGTGCTGCACGCGTCCGTAAGCGCAGCCATTCTCGGCACCATGAACGACCTACCCACCCTCACCCGTCTAATCGAAAACCTCATCCGCTACGGCACCATCGCCGCCGTCCAGATGAAGCCCCCACGTGTGCGAGTCAAAACCGGATCCCTCACCACCGCCTGGCTCCCCTGGATCGCCCTACGCGCCGGCGCCGACCGCGAGTGGAATCCTCCGACAGAAAACGAACAGGTCCTGCTTTTCAGTCCCTCCGGACAACTCTCCAATGGCGTAGTCCTAACCGGCCTATTCAGCGGCCACCTTCCAGCCAACGGCGACCGCGAAGGCCTACACCGTTACACCTACCGCGACGGCACGGTGATTGAGTACGACAGCGTCGCCCACCACCTCAACGCAACCCTCACCGATGGCGGCACTACCACCCTGACCAGCCCCGGCGGCATCAACCTGATCGGCGATATCACACACAAGGGCAATTACACCCAAACCGGCAACCAGAAAGTGACCGGAAAGATCACAGTCTCGAAGGACGTGATTGCAGCCGGCATCAGCCTGGTAACCCACCCGCACAGCGGCGTCATGCCTGGCAGCGGCATGACGGGGAAGCCCGTATGAATCGATACACCGGCTCGCCCCTCACCACTGAAGAAAGCATCGCTCAATCAATAAGCGACGTCCTCAGCACGCGCCTCGGCACCCGTGTGATGCGCCGCGAATACGGCAGCCTGTTACCCGACTTGGTGGACCATCCATTCAACGACATCACCCGCTTGCAGGTGTACGCCGCCACGGTTATCGCACTGATGCGCTGGGAGCCGCGCATTAGCCTCAGCCGAGTGCAGTTCCTAGGCACCACGTTGCAGGGCCAGGCTTCACTGGACATCGAAGGCAGCATTGTCGATAGCAACCAACCGCTGAACCTGAGTGTGCCCTTGCATCTGGGGGGCAGTGCATGAGTTCGTTTGTCGCCATCGACCTGAGCCAGCTTCCAGCGCCGCAGGTGGTTGAACAGATCGATTACGAGCAGATCCTCGCCGAGCGCAAGGCCTACGCCATCAGCCTATGGCCCGTCGAAGAGCGCGCCGAGATTGCTGCGCGCCTCAACCTGGAATCGGAGCCGTTGACCAAACTGCTCCAGGAGAATGCCTACCGCGAAATGGTCTGGCGTCAACGGGTCAATGAAGCCTCTACGGCGAACATGCTTGCCCTCGCCAGAGGTACCGACCTGGACAACCTGGCCGCCAACTACAACGTCATGCGCTTGGTCATTCAGGCCGCCAAGCCGTCTGCCATACCACCGATTCCGTTGCAGATGGAGAGTGACGACAGCCTGCGGGAACGGGCGCAGATGGCGTGGGAAGGATTGAGCACCGCGGGCCCGCGCAACAGCTACATCTTTCATGCCCGGTCGGCTCACGGCCAAGTCGCTGATGCCACTGCCGAGAGCCCATTGCCGGCTGAAGCGGTGGTGACTGTGCAATCGATACTCGGCGACGGCAGCGCTCCACCCGCCCTCCTCGCCGCCGTCAAAACCTACCTCAGCGACGATGACAGGCGCCCTGTAGGCGACCGATTGACCGTGCAAAGCGCCAAGATCATCCCTTACCAGGTCAAGGCCAGACTGTTCCCATCATCCTTCGGACCTGAAAACGAGCTGAGTATGACGGCAGCAAACGCGAAGCTATTCAGCTTCGTGCATCAGCGACGTCGCCTGGGCCTGGAAGTGTCTGAATCGATCATTCACGCCTCGCTGCATGTCGAGGGCGTGCGCAAAGTCGTGCTGCAGGATTGGGTCGATATCGTCGCAACGCCCTACGAGGCGCCGTATTGCACGAGCATTGAGCTGGCATGGGGTGTTGAATGATCGCCGACACGCCGCTGCTCCCGAGCAATTCGACACCGCTGGAGCGGCAAGCTGCGCAAGCACTGGCCCAGATCCAGCGCGTCCCTATTCCACTGCGCACCCTGTACAACCCCGACCTGTGCCCATTGCCGCTACTGCCCTATCTGGCTTGGGCCTTCTCAGTCGACCGCTGGGACAGCCAGTGGAGCGAAGCCGCCAAACGTGCCGCCATCCGCAGCGCTTATTACATCCACTCGCGCAAAGGCACCCTCGGCTCGCTGCGCCGTGTCGTCGAGCCGTTGGGGTATTTGATCGACATCGTGGAGTGGTGGCAGACCGAACCGGAAGGCCCTCGGGCGACTTTCACGCTGAAAATAGGCGTGCTCGAAAGCGGTATCACCGAAGCGATGTACCAGGAGCTGGTATGGCTCATCGACGACGCCAAGCCTCTGACCCGACACCTGATCGGTCTCGACATCATTCTGCAAACCCAACTGGACGCCTTCGTCGGCGTCGCCCTTTACGACGGCGATGAGATTGACGTGTATCCCTGGAGCAATCCTGACATCAACGTGGACATCCAGGCCTACAGCAACTTGAGCATTTACACCCTCGATGAATTGGACGTGTATCCCAATGGTGAATGAGAAAACGCTTTTCGGCGGTATGTTGACCGAGCTTGGCGCGGCCAAGAAAACCAATTGCGAAGCCCTTGGAATTCCTTGGGAGCCAAAGTACATGCTGATCGGTGATGCCAATGGCACCGACCCGGTGCCGAGCCCGACGCAAACACAATTGATCAACCAGGTCTATCGCGCCCAACTTAATCAACTGCGTGTTTCCCCAACGGACCCAAACATTTTGATCGCTGAGGTGGTGCTGCCGCCTGATGTCGGCGGCTGGTGGGTGCGCGAGTTGGCGCTTGAAGACAAAGACGGCGTGTTTTGCGCCGTTGGAAATGCAGCGCCCAGCTATAAACCTCTGCTGACACAAGGCACCGGTCGTAACCAGGTGGTGCGGATGCACATCATCACCAGCGGAACCGCAAATATTCAGCTGAGGATCGATCCTTCAGTGGTGCTCGCGACTCGCGAGTATGTTGATAGCAGGATTCAGGAGGAGCTGAACAAGCTCGATCACAAGCAATCGGTTCGCGTAGCGACCACGACTCATATCAAGTTGGCGGGCCTTCAGAAGGTCGACGGCGAGACATTGGTTACAGGCGACCGAGTGCTGGCAAAAGACCAGAATGCAACCAAGGAAAACGGCATTTACATGGCCTCTACCGGGGCTTGGCAACGTGCGCCGGATACCGACAGTAGCGCCAAAGTAACCTCGGGACTCTTGGTAGCCGTCGAGCAAGGCACTGTTCAGGCCGACACGGTCTGGCAGTTAGTGACAGAGGACGTCATTGAGCTGAACACCACAGCGCTGACATTTCGGAAAGTGGCGCCCAGTAGGCTTGCTACCCAATCAGAAGTCGATGCTGGGCAGCTTGATACGGTGGCAGTCTCCCCGAAAACGATGCGCTGGGGCTTTGCCGCTGCCTTTCATCAAAACGGCTACATCATTTTTCCTTCTTGGCTCGGTGGTCTCATCATCCAGTGGACGCAGATTATGATCCCTGAGGGCGCAGGTGAAGTTCTTATAAATCTGCCAATCGCCTTTCCCAATACCTACTTTGGCTGCTCGATCTCAACTTCCTCCGCCAAAATGGTCGCCATGAATCGCTATAACCACTCTCTAAGCAGCATCACCTTGCAGGCAAGATCGATCAGTAGTTCAGGCCTTGAGGTGCCACAAGTCCAGGTCTTCTGCCAATACCTTTGCCTAGGGAGATGAACATGCGCAAATACAGTAAGAGCACTGGGACTAGCTACATTGTTGGTCTTCATCAGGACATCCCGTTTGACGCAGTGGAGATCTCAGACGAATGCTATGAGCGGGTGATCGGCAATCCTCCCCAGGGTAAGGTGCGAAGCCATGACGCTACGGGATTGCCAATTCTGGTCGATCCACCGCCATTCACGCGGGAGCACCTGGCAGTCATTGAGCGTCTTTGGCGAGACGCCCAAATCAATAGCCTGCGCTGGCTGCGCGAACGTCATCAGGACGAAGTGGATTCAGCACGCCCCACTACACTCACTGCCGAACAATCAGTAGAGCTGCTGGACTACGTCCAGGCCTTGCGCGACTGGCCGGTAGCCCCTGATTTTCCAAACTCAGAATGCCGACCTGTCGGGCCGTCGTGGGTAGCTGAGCAGACTCGATAAACACGGGTGCAATACCCCGCTCTTTTTAACGGCAGATACTGAACCTACAGTCACATACTCAGTTACACCGGATGCTGGCCTTGAAGCTACATCGCCTTGCGCCTTTGCCTACAACTAAGCCAGAATCCGCCCGCTTGTGCGCCTTGGTACGCGACGGTAGCTTATTTCCGTCACTGCTTATCAGTGATCGGGTTTAGCAGCCCGACCTCTTGTCGCACAATGCTGCGCATTCGCAAGCACGCTTCAGTGCCTGTTCGTAATGTAATGGCGGTTGTGCGTGGGAGACCTTCGGGTCTGCCGGTTTTAGAGGTCCGGTCTGCTAACCCGCGTACAGTCGCCACCCTTTTTTTCGTTTAGCAGCGATATCTGGCGACTCCACTACCTCTAAGAGTCTCAATCATGTTCAAGGCAACTCCGAACCCTCCGGAATCAGACCCCACCTCTTCCTACTCAAGCGTCGATCCCGAAAAATTCCACGAAGCTACTGAGCGGGCGCTCAATTACTATTTGAAGCCGGAACAGGCCAAACCCAAGAAAGCCCCAGCAGCGGATCAGCTCTTCACTGTTGTCGAAAGCATCGACACTGAAAGCCTACTCACCAACCTCAGCGAAAACCTGGCGTCAGCCAATGCCATGATCAGCGACTTGGCATTCGACCTTGAAGGTTCTCGCCGGCATGTTGCGATGGGTATCCAGCAAGTCATTGAGGTGAGTGAACTGCTGGCCAATCGTGCGTTGGATATCGTCGATCCGCGTTAGCAATGGGGCCGTGACCGAAAGGGCTAACCGACGCTTGTAGCCCCCCTGCCTACAAGGCCATCGGCTCGCCCAATCGGTGCAAGCGCGGCAGCCTGTGCAGTGTCATTTCAAACACTGCACAGGCACCCCATGACCGATTATCTCCATGGCGTGCGGGTCATCGAACTCAACGACGGCACCCGCCCCATTCGCTCCATCCCCACCGCGGTCATCGGCATGGTCTGCACCGCCGACGACGCCGATGCAGGCACCTTCCCCTTCGACACACCGATCCTGTTAACCAACGTTCAAACTGCCATCGGCAAAGCCGGTACCACGGGCACCCTGGCGTCCAGCCTACAGGCCATAGCCGACCAGACCAGGCCCTACACCATTGTCGTGCGCGTGAAGGAAGGCGCCACCGAGGAAGAGACCACCAGCGCCCTGATCGGCACCACCGCAGAAGGCAAATACACCGGCCTGAAAGCCCTACTCGCCGCCAAGGCCCGCGTCGGCATGGTGCCGCGCATCCTCGGTGTGCCAGGCCTGGACAGCCTGCCGGTGGCCACCGCCCTGGTGTCTATTGCTCAGCAGGTACACGGCTTCGCCTACGTCAGCGCCTGGGGCTGCAAAACCAAGGAAGAGGTGGCCGCTTACCGGGCCAATTTCGGCGCCCGTGAAGCGATGGTCATCTGGCCCGAATTCCAGAATTGGAACACCATCAACAACGCCACGGTGACCGCCTCGGCAGTGGCCCGCGCCTTGGGTTTGCGCGCCAAGATCGATCAGGAAGTGGGTTGGCACAAGACCCTGTCCAACGTCGCCGTCAACGGCGTGACCGGCATCAGCGCCGACGTGTTCTGGGATCTGCAAAACCCGGCCACCGACGCCAACTACCTCAACAGACATGAAGTCACCACGCTCATCAACGAGGGCGGCTTTCGCTTTTGGGGCAGCCGCACCACCAGCAATGACCCTCTGTTCGCCTTCGAGAACTACACCCGCACGGCACAGATCCTCGCCGACACTATGGCCGAGGCGCACATGTGGGCGGTGGATAAGCCGCTGCATGCGTCCCTGGTGCGCGACATCACCGAAGGGATCAATGCCAAGTTCCGCGAGCTGATCGGCACGGGCTATTTGATCGGTGGCAAGTGCTGGTTCCCAGACGACGCCAACGGCAAGAACACCCTCAAGGCCGGCAAGCTGTTCCTCGATTATGACTACACCCCTGTCCCACCGCTGGAAGACCTCACGCTGCGCCAGCGCATCACCGACCGCTATCTGATGGACTTCGCCAACAAGATCAATAGCTGAACCGCGCAACGGAGAGCCCTGCCATGGCCATGCCCCGCAAACTCAAGAACCTCAATCTGTTCAACGATGCCAACAGCTACTTGGGCGTGGTCAAGACCGTCACCCTGCCCCCGCTCGGCCGCAAGATGGAAGGCTATCGCGGCGGAGGTATGAACGGCCCGGTCAAGGCTGATCTTGGCTTCTCGGACGACGGTATTCAGTTCGAATGGAAGACCGGCGGCCTGGATCTGATCGCCCTCAAACAATTCGGTGCCGTCAACGCTTCGGGCATTGCCTTGCGCTTCAGCGGCGCTTTTCAGCAGGACGACACCGAGGCCGTCAGCGCCGTGGAGATCGTGATGCGCGGCCGCCATGAGTCGATTGAGATGGGTGAAGCGCAACCCGGTGAAGACACCGAGCACAGCATCACCACCACCTGCAGCTATTACAAGTTGATCGTCGACAACGAAGAGATCATCGAAATCGACCTGCTCAATTTCATAGAAATCGTGGACGGCGTCGACATGCTGGAAAAACAGCGCCGAGCCCTCGGCATCTGACCTGCCCCTAAACCTTGGAGACTTGCATGAAGACTGAAGAAACGCTCACAGCCCTGCCGCCAGAGGATGACAACAGCGTCACCCTGGATACGCCAATCATCCGGGGAAAGACCCTGATCGACAGCATCACCCTGCGCAAACCACAGGCCGGTGAGTTGCGCGGTGTGCACCTGGTGGAGTTGTTGAACATGGACGTGGCGACCTTGATCAAGATCCTGCCGCGTATCAGCAACCCAAGCATCACCGCGCCAGAAGCCGCTGGTATGGACCCCGCCGACCTGCTCGCCTGTGGCAGCAAGATCTCTGGTTTTTTGTTGCAGAAGTCGGTGAAGGCGGATGCCTCCCTCGTTGCGTAGAAGATGCCATGGCCGACCTGGCCGTGGTTTTTCACTGGGCACCGACGGACATGGACCCGTTGGGCCTGCAAGAACTGATGGCGTGGCGCGAACGCGCCCGGGCACGGAGTGTCACCGATGGTCAATGACTTAAAACTGCGCGTACTCCTGGGCGCTATCGACAAAGCCAGCGGCCCTTTGAAGGTGATCGACAAACGCAGCACCGCCACCGCTCGCGCATTGAAAGAAACCCGTGATCGCCTCAAGGCGCTCAATGCCCAACAGCAAGACATCAGCGCCTGGCGTGCTCAGCGGTCGGCAGCGCTGCGCACCGAAGAGGCCCTTAATGCGGCACGGGAAAAGGTCCGCGCCCTCAGCCAACAGTTCGCAGCGACCGGAGCGCCGACGCGAGCCATGACTAAGCACTTTCAGGCCGCCGTCAGGGCCGCCCAGGCGCTTAAACAACAACATCGCAAGCAAGGTGAACAGCTCCAGGCGCTGCGTGCTCGACTGGCCGGCGCGGGTATCAGCACTCAACATCTGGCCCGTGACGAACGCCAGCTACGCCAACAGATCGGAGCCACCAATGCCAGCCTAAGCACACAATACAAACGACTGGCCGCATTGAATGAACAACAACGGCGCCTGAGCACTGCGCGGGCTTCATTGGATACTTCACGGCGTAGCGCCGGCGAGCTGACCGCCAAAGGTGCTGTCGCAACTGCCGGTGGCGGTTCGGTGTTGTACGCAGGGGCACGGATGTTATCGCCGGGCGTCGACTTCGACGCCAGCATGAGCCAGGTGCAGGCGATTACTCGTCTGGATGAGCATGCCGATGCGCTCAAGGCTTTGCGTGCCCAAGCTCGCGAGCTGGGCGGCGCTACCCTATTCACGGCAGGACAGGCCGCCGACGCTCAAGGCTATCTAGGCATGGCAGGCTTCGGGCCCAACGCCATCCGGGCCGCGATGCCAGGCATGCTCAACCTAGCGGCGGCAGGTGGTACTGAGTTGGCTCAGACCGCCGACATCGCGTCGAACATCCTGTCGGGGCTGGGCCTGACAGCCGATGAAATGGATCGCCTCGGCGATGTGCTGGTGGGGACGTTCACCCGCTCCAACACCACCCTGCAAATGCTGGGCGACACCATGAAGTACGCCGCGCCCATGGCGAAAACGTATGGCGTTGAATTGGAAGTGGCCGCCGCGATGGCCGGCAAACTCGGCGATGCTGGCCTACAGGGCAGCATGGGCGGCACCGCACTCAGCTCGATCATGAACCGCTTGGCCGCCCCACCCAAAGGCGCGGAAAAAGCCTTGCAGCAACTGAGCATCACCACAGCCGATGCAGCCGGAAACCTGCGCCCCCTGCCCGACCTATTGAGGGAGATCTACAGCAAAACCCATCGCCTGGGCACCACCGAGAAAGGCGGGCTGTTCAAAGCGATTGCTGGTGAAGAAGCGGTCAAGGGCATGGCCCAACTGGTCGAACAGGCGGGCACTGGACAATTGCAGGTGCTCATCGCCAGCCTGCGTCAAAGCCAGGGCGAAGCGGCGCGCACGGCGAAGGTTATGGCAGATAACCTCAAGGGTGATCTGACCAGCCTCAGCAGCGCCTGGCAGGACCTAGGTATTGAATTACAGGACCAACAGAACGAACCGCTTAGGGAGCTGGTTCAGTCCGTCACCGCGCTTGTCAGGAGCATCAAATCCTGGGCTCGGGAGAATCCAAAACTCGCGGCTGGGCTCGTTAAAACCGTTGCGATTATCGCCGCGCTGGCCGTCGCTGTCGGCGGGCTGATGCTGGCGTTAGCGAGCGTTCTGTTGCCGTTCGCAGCGTTGCGTTTCGTCCTGGTTCAGTTGGGTTTTCGTTTGCCGGGTTTGATTGGCTTGCTGTCGACTTTGGGTCGTAACGTGCTGCCATTCGTGGCGAAGGCGTTGCTCATCGTCGGGCGTGCCCTGATGCTTAATCCAATTGGGCTGGCAATCACCGCCATCGCCGGCGCAGCGTATCTGCTGTATGAACACTGGGACGCGGTGACGGGGTATTTAGCCGGCGCTTGGCGTGAAATCCAGACCGGTTTCGACAATGGGCTGGGCGGCATTTTGAAAGTGCTTGCGGACTTCAGCCCGGTCGGCTTGATCTACCAAGCGTTCGCCGCTGTCATGAAGTACCTGGGCTTCGACTTGCCCAACCGCTTTACCGCCTTCGGTGGGTTGATGGTCGACGGCCTGGTCAACGGACTGACCGCGGGCATGAGCCGCCTGAAAGAGGTGGTTGACCGCCTCGGCACCCGAACCATCGACGCCTTCAAAGAGACCCTGGGCATCCATAGTCCCTCACGCGTATTTGCCGAGTTGGGCGGGTTCACGGTGGAGGGGCTTGTCCAAGGCCTAACGTTGCATGCCGATGGCCCCCTGGGCGCTGTAACCGCCCTCGGCGAACAGCTCATCGCGGCCGGTGGACGGTTGTCGTCGATTGACTCACTGACGGTCGATACTCGGGCCCCGATCAGCCCACGATCTTCCCAACACATTGATAGCCACGACACCTATGCCATTCACATCCACACCACCCCAGGCATGGACGCCAACGCAGTCGCCCGGACTGTAAGTGCCGAAATAGCACGACACCAAAACGAGAAGGCCGCTCGACGCCGTAGCCGCCTTTCGGACCTGGAGTAGCCGACCATGATGCTTGCCTTGGGCATGTTCGTCTTCAGCCTCTCCACCGCGGCTTATCAGGAACTGCAACGCCAAACCGAATGGCGCCACGTGAGCAACCCGCGCATCGGTGCCGCCCCGGCGCGGCAGTTTGTCGGGCGCGGTGAGGACGTTATCACCCTGCCCGGCGTCATCCTGCCGGAACTGGCCGGCAGTGCCTTGAGCCTCGACGCCCTGCGCCTGATGGCGACTACCGGGAAGGCCTGGCCGATGGTCGAGGGCAGCGGACGGATCTATGGGTTGTGGATTATCGACAGCTTGAGCGAAACCAAAACGCTGTTCTTTCGCGACGGCACACCACGGCGGATTGAGTTCAGCCTCAGCCTCAAGCGCATCGATGATGACCGCATCGACCTGCTCGGCGCGGTGACCAGTGTCGGGGCGAGCATCATGAGGGCGCTGCTGTGATCGATACTGCTCTCGCCCATGTCACCGGCTATCTGAATCGCCGAGATACCGTCTATTCAGTGCCGGCGTTTCGCATCACGGTCGATGGCAAGGACATCGCCCAGTTGATCAGCCCGAGGTTGATGCACCTGGAACTGACCGACAATCGCGGCATCGAGGCCGATCAGTTGAGCATCACCCTCAGCGACCACGACGGACTGTTAACCATCCCGCCTAAAGGCGCGGTCATCCGGCTGTGGCTGGGTTGGAGTGACACCGGCCTGGTGGAAAAAGGCAGCTACACCGTCGATGAAACCGAGCACAGCGGCGCACCGGACTTACTTAATATTCGCGCTCGCTCGGCGGATCTTCGCAAGGGCTTGAAAACCAAACGCGAGCGCAGTTGGAGCAACGCCACACTGGGCGACGTCCTGGGCGACATCGCTTTGGGCAACGGCCTCACCGCCACTGTTGCCGGTGCCTTGGCCGAATTGCCCATCCTGCAGTTGGACCAAGCGAGCGAATCGGATGCCAACCTAATCAGCCGCCTTGGAGAAGAGTTCGACGCCGTGGTCACCGTCAAAGCCGGACACCTGTTGTGCCTGCCGGCTGGCGGTGGCAAGACCGCCAGCGGCGCAGATTTGCCCCACATCACTCTCAACCGGACCGATGGCGACCAACACCATTATCTACAAGCTGACCGTGACAGTTACGACGGGGTACGTGCGTATTTCTATGACGTAAACAGCGCGAAGAAACAGGAAGCTATTGCCGGTGGGGGCGACATTCTTAAAGACCTTCGCCACACCTACAGCGACCGCCAGTCTGCCTTGCGCGCCGCTCGCTCTGAATTCAACCGGTTGCAGCGCGGTAGCGCGACCCTCAGCTACACCTTGGCCCGGGGACGTCCTGACCTAATTCCAGAACTGACCTACACGCTCCAGGGCGTGAAGCAGGAGATAGACGCCATCATTTGGTACGGCGGCAACGTGCTGCATATCCTGAGTGCGGACAATGGCTACACCGTCAGTTTGGAGTTGGAGAGCAAGCTGCCCGAGGACACGGTTGAGGCTCTGGTTGAAAAGAACAGAGGTGACTTCACCGGCGTCATCGCCTACTACCGCGATAGGAAGACCGGGAAGGAAAAGGCCGTGACGATTGGAGACCAGAGCCAGCCCAAACGGTTGCGCTGGTTGTATGCCACGGAGCAATCGGCGAAGCGGGCTATTGACCGGGAGTGGAAGCGAATGCAGACAGAACGGCAATAACCCGCGTTACGAAGACGCTAAAAAGACAATGCTCAAGGACGACCTCATGCAAGACATACGTTGCGGCCAATGCTGTCGCAAACTCGCCGCTGCCAGCGGCTTCCAGGAATTACAGATCAAGTGCCCGCGTTGCCGGACACTCAACCACATGAAGGCCCAGAGCCTCCCCCAAGCGTGCCGCGAGCATCCAGAACAACGAGTTCATGAATGCAGCAACCCACCATTGGCAGCCTGTTCGCAGGCATAGGAGGCTTTGATGTCGGATTTGAAAACGCGGGATACCGCAGCGCCTGGCAAGTTGAACTCAACCCCGTCAACCGGGCTGTGCTTGCCGATCGATTTCCCCATGCACGCCAATTCGAAGACGTGCGCCAGTGCGGCGTCCATAACCTCTCCCCTGTCGACGTCCTCACCGCGGGCTTCCCCTGCCAGGACATCAGCATCGCCGGATGTCGGGAGAGCAACCAAGACACCCGAGGCTTGCGCGGCGAACGCAGCGGCCTGTTCTGGGAAGTCATACGTATCCTCAAAGAGATACAACCTGGCTGGGTGGTCCTTGAAAACGTCGTTAACCTGCTCGCTGTCAACGATAGCCAAGACTTTGAGACAGTCATCCGGGCCCTTGCGGACTGCGGGTATGTGGGATTTTGGCGAGTGCTTAATGCTCAATATTTCGGAGTCCCCCAGCAACGTCGTCGAATATTCCTGGTCGCAGGTTATCGACGCATGCCCCCCTTCGAGTTCCTGGCTGACGCCGCGCCAGTGGACGCAATACCTCCAGCGTCTCGCTCGATCCGCTGGCCACGCCCCGCGGATGCCTGGGCTGCCAATACTATATTGGCAAACAAGGCCGGATCCCAAATCGCTTTGGGCTGTACCACTTTCGTCGCTCACGCGAACGGATGGGATCAGATGGCTGAGCGGCAGCGAGCGGCTGAAGATGATGGGTTTTGCCTCGGACTGGATGCGGCCAACCTTGCGGAGGCTTTCAGTGCCGGAAATGCCGTTGTTACGCAGGTGGCGGAGTGGGTTGGGCGGGGGTTGATTGGGGGTAGTATGTGAGCAACTCAGCGCAAACGTGCTTATATATTTGCGCCAGATTTTGGATTGAAATATTTTTCTCTATATTCAAGCAAAAAACACTGATCAATTACTTGACAAGCCCCGAATATAAAACTAACACAGGCATGACCACCTTAACCCATAGGGTGACCGCGGATTATCACCGTCTCACCCTATCTCTTCCACCCCGAAAAACCAAATTAAATTCTACTCATTATCCTTTGCACTCTTCAAACTTGTAACTGCATCTCCCAAATTCATAGATCGTAATACCCCCCCTATTCCTGCATGATCATTCAGGGTGCCTCCCAAAATCGTGCCAACAGCATTTGCGGCGTGATACATAGACCCTAGCTCTTGCAGTCGAATCATTCTATTAGCCTTTTCTGCCAACATAGCGAAACTATCTAGCGACTGACTCTCTCTTAACCTGTCCATATCCTCCTTCATCTTTTTAATAACTGCCTGCGACTCTGAGTCTTGCGCTTTCATCGCATCTAGCTCATTTAGATGACGGACTATATCCTCCATGGCTTTATCACGTTCCCGCACTGCGGCCTCACGTTCTTGAATGGCTATATTTTTTTGCTCATCGCTTTCTTTCAGCACCTGAGTTAGGCCTTTTACAAACGACCCCATTTCATCAGCGCTCCCAGCTAGCACATTAAAAAGATCTAAGAAAACTTTAATTTGTTCATTTTTTGTGTGATCTGGATACTTGACCTTATGGTCTATTTCGCTCCATGCCTCTTGAAAAATCGTTCTAACTTGAATCTCGGCTTTTAGTATTTTTTTCTCTGGCTGACTTTTAATTATATAGTGAATAGACCTATAGCCGGCATCGTGTACTTCGGCTCGACCTCCCCTCTCTAGAATGGTTGCAATGGGGTCATCGCCTTTGCGTATATAAACTATTACCGACTCACAAGTTTCCCATACATCACAGATCGATGAATCAATGCCTACGCACTCATCTTTAAACAGATGAAGAGCTCGTACACCAACAAGATCAGTCACCACATCAAGGTAGTTCTCGACACTTATCGTAGCCCATTTTTCTTTTACTGGATCGCTCAGTTTCTTTCTAACAATTTTCTTCAAAAGATGATTCACATCTTTAATTCGCCAGCGAACTGAATGAACACCGTCAAACGTTCGGACTCGAGATGATATTTGCTCCGCAGCGCTAGTTAACGCAGGAAGCTGGCTAATGAAATCATTTGCTATTAGGCTCAACTGAACCCAATCCGCCCCTGATCTATGCCATTCATCAACGGTTATGTCTGATTTCTGAAGAAAATCTGCTAGCTCCATGGCATATGTCATGAATGCAACCTTAATGTTGTTTTGTTGTGCTCATTGATCTGCCAGCCTGCACCCTAGCTATTTTCACCAGGTAACCCGAGGCCCAGAGAAAGAGAATAGCAGCACTTTGCAATCATGCTAAGCTTGATCATTTTGGCGGTTCAGGCTTACGCAAACTGCCGTCCGGGCATGCCTCTGGCCGCAGATGCCTAAGCTGCCATCCCCTACTAGCAAACAAAAGCGGCTCCAAAAGCGGCTCCAGATCGCTATGGGTCGTACCACTTTCCTTTCTCACTCGAACGGAAGAGTTCAGATGGCTGAGCGGAAGCGAGCGTCTGAAGATGATGAGTTTTGCCTCGGACTGGTTGCGGCCAACCTTGCGGAGGCTTTCAATGCCGGAAACGTCGTGGTTACGCAGGTCGCGGAGGGGATTGGGGGGAGGTTTATTGAAATGAGACCTTGCAGCATCCGAACGCTTTCGGGCTGATCCCTCATCCCGATTTGGATACTACTGCAGCTCGCCAACCACTAACGACGCGCCATGCGTTCGCATGGTTTCTAGCACACGGGTCAGCTCGGCCTCAGAGAGCGCCAGCAACGCTGCCATATAGAAATGCATGTGCACCCCTAAGGTACGCGGCGCGGCGCCGCCGGTGTACTTACGCCACTGTCCGCCCTGGGCCAGGCCGACCAATTCGGCCATTTGCTGGCTGGTATAGCCGAGGTCGATTTTCAGGCGCGCCAAAGCGTCCGCAGACGGCGGACTGTACTGCTCTATAATTTTCATGGGGGCTCGATGCTAGAAGGCCCCGCGTTTGCGGGGCCTGCAAGTTAGACGTACTTGATCAGCAGCGTGGTGACGGTGGCCACCGTGCCGATCAAGCCAGTGGCGACCGCGACTGGATACCAGAAAGTTTCGCGAGTCATTTTCCCGGCTTCGGCGTTAAGCTTCTTCGTCTCGGCCATCAACTTAGCGATTTCGACGTGGACCTTTTCCAGTTCTGCGCCGCTCATACTGAATTCCTGCATGGTGTTCATCCTTTCGGGTCACGGGTCGCGCTGTCTGCGCTGCCCTGAGATCCATAATGTACCCTTAAGGTACACTGCGCAAGCCTTTATGGATCTCAGTATAGATATTTCGGCACCCGACGGTTCAATTTCGCGACCGGCTGCCATTCGCTTCTTACGTTTCTGGGCGGTTTTAATCAAAAACCGAACCGGAAATATCCCATTGGATTGGAGAGGTGCTGAACCATGGTTTTATGGAGCAGCTGTCGGCGGTCTGTTGGTATGTCCGAGGAAATGCAGTACGCCCAATCCACATCGGAAAAGACCTTTGGTCCCCCCATACGTCTTTTTGGCTTTGATAGTGATCCACTTGAAAATCCCCCGTGATTCCCCTGGCGTAGTGCCAAAGCGAAGATCGGGAAGATCATCATATTGCCGCGCCATTGTATGTCGGACGGTTCTGTAAATTTCTTCGCCAATTTCGGTTCGGCTCCGACGCGAGCCCCCAAAATCCAAACCGATCCAATCGGGGGGCCCTATGCCATGGTCGCCAGTGCGGGAATGATCTCCTGGTGGGAGCCGTCCCATCAGCACCAGAAAGCACCGCGAAACGCCGCAAAGCTGCGCCTCACTGCCGGAATGATTCAGCACTGGAAGTTGTTTCGAAGCCCGTGACTTATTTTCTTTCTGTAATTGCTTTTATTATTAATTCTATAGGCGTAGCTGGTGTCGAATCGGGTACTCCGCTGAACTGCGAGGGTCTGAAGAGTGCATCCAACACCAACTTCATATCCCCATCCATCGTAAGCTTACCTTCATTTGATAGCGCCAAATAGGTTTTCAGCATTGTCACCCGCTCTTCTGCGTCGTGACCTAGATGTATATAGGTATTGTATTGGCGCAAGCTCAACCTTAGAAAAACAGACATGAGGGCGACTATTAACGCGGCTCCGGTGAGGTCAGCTATGCCACTCGCAAAAGCAACTTTTTCAATAGTTCCGACAGCCGCAGCAGGTTTGGCTTCTTCATTACTTGTCTCAGATGACGGTGGATTTCCTTGGTTTAACTGAGGCATAACTGGTTGGACAATCTGCGTGCTTTCAGCCAAATTTCCTAGCCTTTTGGCTGCCAGAGCAGATGCCCCCCCTACCGAATAATAAACAACCGGGGATGCAAATGTTAAAATTATCGAAAGCACCACTACGCCGAGCCAATACCATTTGGCTTTATTATGCCTAATTGCCTTATCGTTCCAGTAAACTATAGAGGAATTCAAATCCACTTGCGCATGATAGGTTTCGAACGCTTTTTTCAAGTCCTCAGATGCCGCAGTCTTTGCGGCGCTGGCTTCTTTTCTAACAGCCGAAAAAATAGTTTTGTATCGCCTCAGCGCTATGACGGCTCGGCGCTTATATCTAACATGTACGCGAGCTTGCTCTTTGGCAGTGCTTGATAAAACCTTTTGCACTTCCTTACCGATGATAGTGATGTCCTTCAGGGCGTTTTCTGCCGCGCTATTAAAATTCTTCAGCACGGCGTTTATTTTTTGATTTGTATTGTTGACAACGTAGTCAGCGGCATTGACATACTGAAAGAACAGGAAGTGCGCAAGTTGAAACTCGTAACTTATGGACTTAACAATTGCATTAGATTTATTTACACTACTAGACTTACCGGCATCATCAGTTGCTATTTGCAAGGCGTAAAAAGCTACCAATCCGCCATGCTGATGCCGCGTCTGCAATATAAATTGCCCGAGTTCTCCTGCTGCGGCCGTGTAATATTTTAAATCAATTTCGCGCAGCGGTCGCTTGGTGCCGACCTCAGCTAGCAAATCTAATGTTGTTATCTCCTCCCTTGCTGATTGTACGACCCTAACATAATAGTTTGCCGCCTCATGTGAAACCTCATTAAGCCAATCCCATCTAGAAGCATCCATCTTAAAAAATTCAATTAACTGATCAGGCGGCAAAGCATATGCCACATCAAATGTCTCTACAGATATATTATGCTTCACGGCCATAACTTAAAGATTCCCAAGAGCTTATTTTTTTATATTGGCACCCATAAAAACAATGAAACTTAATCTCGTCGCCGTACGATTAGGTACGCCAAAAGAGCGTATTCTATGCCCTAGTTACACTTTACTGTCCACAGCTGATCAAGCTTAGTGGTGAAACTCGGGCTCATCATCTCTCGCCGCATCCCCCAATCCGGATCGGCAGGTACCCCACCAGTCCGCAACGTCCCCCTGCCCCATCGTTGATTGATCTCATCCAGCACCCCCATCACCTTTTCCGCCGCCTGCGGCTGTACCTGGGCGAACAAGTCATCCGTAAACTCACCGGGCTGTCGTAGGTCCATCAGGAGCACTTCTGCTTTGCTGTACTTGAAGCCCGGCCGGAACAATCGATTAACCGCCTCGGTCGCGGCTTTGGTCAGCAGCCTCACATCGTTGGTCGGGTAAGGCAGTTCAACCAGCGCGCCATTGGCGTATTTCGCCTCCTCTGGGCTGAACATGCCGGTGCGAATGCTGACGCGGATTTTCTTGCACAACGAGTTCTGGGCTCGCAGCTTTTCCGCTGCGCGTTGCACGTAGGTGGCAACGGCCTCTTTGATGGGTTCAATGGTCGTCAGCCGCTTGCCGAACATGCGGCTGCTGCATATCTCCTGCTTGGGTGGTTCGGTCTCCGACAGTTCAAGGCAGGAGGTTCCGGCCAGCTCACGCGCCGTCTTCTCTATCACAACGCTGAATTTCTGCCTGAGCATCCAGGGATCTGCTTTCGCCAGGTCCATAGCCGTCTTGATGTGCAGCCCTTCCAGGTGAACTTTCATACGTCGACCCACGCCCCAAACCTCGCCGACATCTGTGTTTCGCAACACCCAATCGCGCTTGGCCTGGTCGCAGATATCGACGACGCCACCGGTGTGAGCCTGCAGGCGCTTTGCTGTGTGATTGGCTAGCTTCGCTAATGTCTTGGTGGGGGCGATGCCGACGCCCACGGGGATGCCGGTGCCTTTGTAGACGGCTGCGCGGATTCTGCGACCAAACGTTGTCAGGTCACCGGGAATGCCGGTTAGGTCAGCGAAGGCCTCATCGATGCTGTACACCTCGACGGCGGGCACCATGGATTCGATGATGGTCATCACGCGTTCGCTCATGTCGCCATAGAGCGCGTAATTACTGCTGAACACCTGGACTCCGTTCCGGCGCAGTACATCCCGTATCTGAAAGTAAGGCACGCCCATCTTCACAAAGGGCTTGGCATCGTAGCTGCGTGCAATGACGCAGCCGTCGTTGTTGCTCAGCACGACGATGGGGGTCTTCGCCAGGTCCGGCCGGAAGACGCGCTCGCAACTCGCGTAGAAGCTGTTGCAGTCGATCAGCGCAAAGACTTGTTCACGGTTTGCCATGGTCGCGCACGCTGTAAGTCACCACACCCCAGATAATCAGCTCGTCGCCCTCCATGACATAGCGCGGTGAGTACTTGCTGTTCGCCGACAACAGGATGATTGTGTTGTCACGCATATGCAGGCGCTTGCAGATGGGTTCGGAGTTGAGCCCGGCGATGACGATGTCGCCATGCTCGGCCGTCAGGCTCCGATTGACGACGACCAGATCACCGCAAAATATCCCAGCGCCTTGCATGCTCTCGCCTTCAATCTTGGCTAAGTAAACGTGCGGGGCCCGGATTTCGAACAGCTCGTCTAGGGAGATGTGTTTTTCAATGTGGTCGGCTGCCGGCGAAGGAAAACCCGCAGGAATCTGAAACGAATACAGCGGGAGCTTTTCGCCCCCTTCCAACAGCGGGCCAAGGATGGTGACACTCATGACGCGAACTCAACATAATTTACTGTATGTGCATACAGTTAACTCGGCGTTGTACACGTGGTCAATTGGTGTATAGGAAATTTCGACGGGTGACACCATGTGTGGACGCCATTCGATATACGAGCCGATCTATCACTACCCGAGAGAGCTGGGCTCACAGCAACTGGTGATCAACGGCTATGACCTTTGGGCCATCAATTGGTACAACGTGGCGCCACGACTCGCGTCGAGATTATTAGGCCGCTTTGGCCGGACGGCCGAGCTATTGCGCCTGCCAATGGCTGGGTTGAATGGGTCAGGGATCCAGGCGATCCCAAGAAGCAGCAGCCCTACTTCATCCGACTGAAAAGCCAGGCGCCGATGTTCTTCCGGCCCTGGTCCAGGTGACGCCGGGACTTGAGCCGAACGACCAGGACGGGTACGTCATTGTCACAGCAGCCAGTGATCAAGAAATGTCGATATCCATGATCGGCGGCCCCTCATGCTGGCCCCGTCATTGGCTCGGGAATGGCTCGACCCGGACCTGGATCTTGCGAGGTAAGAGAAAATCGCGAAGACCATGTGCAGGCCAATTGAAGACTTCGAGTGGTTTCTGGTTGGGAAAGAGATCGGGAATGTCAGAAATCAGGGGCCCCCATCTGATCCTCCCATTAGATGAGCTGATTTGACCCGCTCACCCGAGAATCCCACATACCAAAAGCAACTTACTAATAGCGCGTCGGTAGGAGGCATATGCATCAGGCCTTTCGCTTTTTGAGAAGCTCTTGGATTTTTTCCTCCAACCCAGCTCTAATAGATAAAATTGATTCGCCACTCTCCCGATCAATTTTATCAATTCCGAATACATCAATAGCATCTGCCACCTCCAAAGCAGCCTCATCCAGATCTCTGCCCCAACGAGCCAATAATTCTATTTTTTGGCAGCTTATTGACATGAAGACTTCATTGCGCTCACGAACTTTTACAAAGTCCTCCTCTGATATCGTTTTAAGTGGAGACGTGAACACTTCCTTGAAGTCGACATAAAGCGAAGAATTCTTATAACTATTAGATTCCTGATGAAACTCTTCCTGCACAGCCTTAAAAGCGATTACTGCATCTGCGGTGCGGTTGTTGATGGTGGCATCTTTTTCAACCTCAGACTGAGGCAAAAAATATGCATTCGTTTTGTTTTTACTTTCGTGTCGTGAAAAAGCGCGCTGTAACGAGCGCAGTTCTATGTTCATCCCCCTAAGCAGCGAAACAACTGCGGCTCCTAACATTTCAATCTTCGCACACTCCTCCAAAGATATTTGATGGAGGAACAGTGCACGAGCCCATGCACGCTCATTGGCAAGGATGGTTGCTTCGGTGAAAAGCGCTTCCGCATTAGAAAAAGTCTCCGCAGCTCCGTCTATAAGTGTTTTGGCAATATCCAATGAGTCTGATGAAAGTGACATAGTGGCTCCGTCTGTTTTGTATAGCTGTGTAGAAAGACAGCGTAGACTGATCCGCCACAACTGTCGCCCTTCAGCTCTGACTGGCTAGAGCTTTGGTTATAGCAATAGAAGCAGCCAGATGCATGCTGAACTCGGTGCCTGTCGGCGACGGTGTCCAAAAAGTGTCCACCGCAAGCTGGATATTTAGGAAATATGGAAAATAACTCTTTAAACTGCCGTCAGTCTAGGTAGAACTAGCGAGTATGGAGTTTTTAGGGGGTCTAATTCCTTGGTCCACGGTTCGAGTCCGTATGGGCCCACCATCTTGAAAGCCGCACATTGCGCGGCTTTTTTTGTAAGATGGCCAGAAACGCCTTGAGATCATGGAGCGCACGCAAGCGCCCTTGCAACGTGTCTTATATAACCTCGGTCTGTATCAGACAGCTCCCGGTACCATGTAAGAAGATTCCACTCATCTCGTGTTAGCTCAGAATTTTCGCGGTCGCTCTTGTCCGCGCCAATGCTTTTTTTCTCATCCTGATCCAACATGCCCACTACTCCATTAAGTGCATTGCGGGCGCAACGTTACTTAGGCGAGTGAGAAATCAAAACCCAAATTCATCGTAACGAATCGTTTAAATACAACTAGTTATTTCTCGGCGCCGCAACACCGGGGGCGTCAGCCATCGCGCTAATGATGCGATGCACAGCTTTTTGGTCATAGTCAGCCAACCTCCTAAACTGGCGCAGCAGCTCTTCTTCGGCCTCGTTCAAGCCTTCGAGCGCACGTTGCGTCCGCCCTCCAGTCAGGACGTACTGCACATCGACGCCAGCCTTGAGTACCGCCGTAAGGTAGACGGAATCAGGGTTTCGCTCGCCTTTTTCATAGCTGCCCTGGGTATTGCGGGTGATGCCACCCAGTTGCGCGAAGGCCTCCTGGTTGAGCCCAAGCCGCGTCCGTTCTTCACGCAAGCGTTCACCCACGCCAACGTCCATGTCATTTTCAGATGCACAACTTTTCAAACTTTCACCCTTTACAGGCACAAATCTTTGGGCATAATTGCACCAAATCAACACGGATGCCCACGAATGGACACTATGCCCGCCCCTCTCACACCCGAGCAAGCCCGAGCAGTGCTTGATCGAAAAGGTATCAGTATTGCGGAGTTCTCTCGTCAGAATTCGCTGAACAGCAACCTGGTCAGCGACCTGCTGAATGGCCGGAAGAAAGGACGCCGCGGCGAAGCCCATCGGGCTGCGGTGTTATTGGGTATCAAGGTCGGCACTGTCCCGGCAATCATCACTCCATCAGCCCTCGCGCAAGGACGCCGCCGTGAGCACTTACAAATTGGTCTGCCCCCATTGCCAATCACGGATGCGCATCCGCACCAGTGAGGGCACGCATATTTTTCTTCGCATTGCTTACTTGCAATGCACTAACGAGGCTTGCGGTTGGTCTGTTCGCGCCGAGTTTGAAATGACACACGAGATGAGCCCTAGCGGGATGGCCAACCCGTCGGTCAAGTTGCCTTTGGCAGATGTCGCGCTACGTCGTGAGGCGATGACAACGAACGTCGCTCAACTCGAACTATTACCCCCACTCAAGGATGGAGCGGACTGAATGAACGATACCCAGCCTATTTCGCTTGATTACCGCAGCAGCATGCAACAGGCCGCCCTTGCCTATCTGGCTCGCCACCAAGCAGAACATCTTGCCGATGGCGATCAGCTGTTCAAAAACTGTATCCGCCATCTGATCGTTGCACTTGAGGTGCCGTCCGGCATTGCGATGAAACTGGTGCAGTTAGCCTGGACTGAGCATCACGCGGCGGCCGGCCTCGACCACCCTACTTCGCTCTAAACCTTAATCATTGACTCAACCCTACTCGACCGTAGGGCTGGGTTTGTATTGCCTATCAGTTGGTGCGACATGGAACAGTCAGAAACGCTACGGGCTGAAGTGCTTCAACGGCTCAAGGACGATTATGGATTCAAGGCGCGGCACAGCGACGTCTATTGGCGCGGCGGCAAGTGCCCAGCTTGTGGACAAAAAGAGCTTTATACCCGCGTTTCAAAACCGTGGCTGATCATTTGTGGACGTGAAAGCAAATGTGCGAAGCGCTGGCACGTTAAGGAATTGTATGAGGATCTATTCGATGACTGGAGCCGGCGAGCGCCCTCTTGCGATCAATATCCCACCGCAACAGCTCGAGCCTATCTGGAGTTTGCCCGTGGGTTTCGGCTTGAGCTGATTCAGGGCTGGTTTAGCCAAGAGTCCTACTATTGCCGAGAGCTGAGCGAAGGCAGCACTACGGTCCGCTTCGCCCTGGACAAAGGGGGATATTGGGAACGGTTGATCGATCGCCCGCATCGCTTCGGCAAGATGAAAGCTCGGTTCAAGCCTGGCGGTAGTCCTCGCGGCGTTTGGTGGTGTCCGCCTTGCATCGAATTGCTGGATGTCGCCGAACTGTGGATTGTCGAGGGGATCTTCGACGCTATCGCTCTGGTGCATAACAGCATTGCAGCGGTGTCGTCCATGTCATCCAACGCGTTTCCCGAAGAGTCGTTGAGAGAGCTGGCACGACTGCGCGGCGGCAAGTTGCCCAAGTTGGTCTGGGCCCTGGACAACGAGCCCGGTGCACATAAATACACCAGACAATGGGTACGGCAGGCCCGCGCCCTGGGCTATGAATGCGAAGCAGCGCAGATCCCTCAGCCTGACAGCCGCAAGGTTGATTGGAATGACCTGCATCAGCGCTGGGCCTTTATAGATGACGAGCCCCAGCGCACCGAGCAAATTAAAAGGGACTTGGCTACCGCCCGCTATCACGGCTCGCTTCTGATCGCCGAAAGCGCGACCGAGAAAGGCGCACTGATGTACGAATGGCGCGAGCGCTATGAGTTTCACTTCGAGTTCGAGAGCCGGCTGTACTGGTTCAAGATGGACCTGGAGAAGTTCAACAAGGCCATGCAGGCGTTGGAGTCTTCGGAGCGCCACGAAGACCAGTTGCTTAACGATAAACAACGTCGTGACAAGGCACTGCGCCAATGTGGTGGTGTTGTCGAAATCGCCAACTGCTACCCCCAGGCGCTGTATTTCCAGCGCAACGAGGTAACTGACGAGTCCTGGTACTACTTCCGTGTGGACTTTCCGCACGACGGCGGCAGCGTAAAAAACACCTTCACGGGCGGTCAGGTCGCCGCCGCCAGCGAATTCAAGAAGCGCTTGCTCAGCATGGCTGCCGGCGCGGTGTTCACCGGCAGCGGACAGCAGCTCGACAAGATCATGAAGGACCAGCTCTATGGACTGAAAACTGTAGAGACCATCGATTATGTGGGCTACAGCAAGGAGCATGGGGCCTATGTGTTCGGCGACATTGCCGTGCGCAATGGCATCGTCAGCCAGGTCAACAAAGAAGACTTTTTTGAGTTCGACAAGCTGCGGCTCAAGACGCTGCAGAAGTCGATTGCGATGCACATCCAACGTGACGCCAAGCAGTACCGCAACGACTGGCTGCCCATGCTTTGGACATGTTTCGGCGCCAAGGGAATCGTTGCGCTGGCGTTCTGGTTTGGCTCGTTGTTCGCCGAGCAGATTCGCGCACAGTACAAGTCGTTTCCCTTTCTGGAAGTCACGGGCGAGGCCGGCGCCGGCAAAACGACTCTGCTGACTTTTCTTTGGAAGCTCCTGGGTCGAGAACACGAAGGCTTCGACCCGTCGAAATCAACTCGTGCCGGCCGCCAACGGGCCATGGGTCAAGTTTCCAATATGCCGGTGGTGTTGATCGAGGGTGATCGCAACGAACCGGACAAGGCGCATGCCAAGGGCTTTGACTGGGACGAGCTCAAGGACTTCTTTGGCGGCGGCACCCTCGGCACTCGGGGGATGAAAACCAGTGGTAACGAAACCTACGAGCCACCGTTTCGAGGTGTCGTCGCCATCAGCCAGAACGCCGATGTCAGCGCGTCGGAGGCGATCCTGACCCGGATTATCAAAACTCACTTTGCTCGCCCCGCAGTGACCACCGAGAGCCGTGCCGCCGCGGATAACCTGAACTTGATCCCGGTGGAACAGCTCAGCCACTTCCTGCTGATGGCTGTGCGGGCTGAAGCCCAGGTCATGGCGAAGTTTGCCGAGCGCGTGGCGGTGCATGAACAGCGTCTGCGCCAGCTCAAGGAGATCCGTGTGGAGCGGATCATCAAGAACCATAGCCAGATCATGGCGCTGGTGGACTGCCTTTGTTTGATCTGTCCGCTGGATGAAAACCAGCGTGTCACTACCCATCAAGCCCTCATCAGCATGGCTCTGGAACGTCAGACGGCGATCAGCGCTGACCATCCTTTGGTTGCCGAATTTTGGGACGTTTACGAGTACCTGGAGAGCCTCGGCGAAGGGCCGCAGGTCAATCACAGCGTCGACCCGAAACTCATCGCCATCAACCTCAACGACTTCGCCGAAAAAGCCAGCGATCACCGACAGAACCTCGCGGATCTCAAGACCCTGCGCACGCTGTTGGTCAATAGCCGCAGCCGCAAGCTGCTTGAGGTGAACAAGGCCACTTACAGCGCCGTCCGAGCGGCCCAGGCAGCCAATAACGCGATGGCTAGGAAATCCACCACCGTGCGTTGCTGGACCTTCCAGAACGCCTAAGCAACACCGCTTGTAACCACCACCAGGCGGGCAACGCCTGGACAACATCAAAGGAGCAACACCATGTCACCAGATCGAATCATAGAAGCGTTTGACGAAATTTTTCGATACGAGAGAGCTCTTCCTGCTATTCGCCTGGCAGGTACTAAAGCGCTACACCGATTGATGCCTGTCGCTCAAGGTCACTCGGGACAGAGTGGCGTCATAGGCCGATTCTTGCTCGGGCTTTACAACGGCCAGGACTACCCCTTCGACATGACCGAACTGCGTCGACTCGATGCGGCTCTTTTCGATGACTGCATCACCGTCTTGCGGCTCGATAACACGACCGAACGAGAGGTACATCGGTACTTTGAGAATGGTGATGCGATTTGGGAGGAGTTGCGGAATCGATGGGCATGAAGACTGGAGCGAAGTCGTAACGATCATCACGCAATACCAGGCCAAGGCCTGAAAGATGGTGTCGAGGAGCGCCAACTCCCCGACACCGACCACCACTAAGGAGCAGCACCATGCAAGCACGGAACCCAAGCAGCAGCGCCGGGGAGACTAGCACGAACGCGCTGAAACCCGATGATGACCTTTCCTACGTCAGCCGAACTATGGCGCGCCGTATCGCTGTATTTCATGACTCCCTAGGCGTCGGTATCAAGGAGTTGGCGCGATGAACAATGGTAAATCCTTTCCTTGGAATCTCGACCTGACGGGGTTCTGCGACCAATGCGGGAAATACCGCGCCCACGGCAACCATTACAAGTGCAGTAAGGCCCGACAGGCCATTAACGAGCGACGTCGGGCCGAAGAAGCACGATCCGGTGTATCTCCCAGACCTAAAAAGAGCGCCAGTGTTTGGTGGCTACTTCGCCAGGAGTGATCTTTAAAACCGAGCCCGAAAACGAAAGCAATACGGAAAGGTCCGTCAATGGACCCTTCCTCGATACGTTGCAAAGGGGAAGCACATGACACAGGGAGTAGAGACTCGAGGCAATTCCATACGAGTCTATTTTCGTTTTAATGGGAAGCGGTGCCGGGAACTCATACCGGGGGGAAACACAGCGGCCAACCGGGAGCAGGCACAGCGTCTGGTCAATATCATTCAATACGAGATAGAGGCTGGCACCTTCAACTACAGCCGGCATTTTCCCAATTCAGCCAGCCTAGTCGAGAACACATTCGGCCACTACCTTGATCTATGGTTGAAGATCAAAAGCAACAGCGTTGCCGCCACCTCCTATAGGGGCTATGCCAATAAAGCGGAAGTGCATGTCCGGCCACGTTGGGGCAAGGTTCAGATCGACCAGATCGATCATCTAGACCTGCAGGAGTGGGTACAGGACACATTGTCGACGCGACTGAAGAACAAGACCATTCGGGACATCATCAGCAATGTGCGGCAGGTCTTTAGGCTTTACCGGACTCGCAAGAAGGTTGCACATGATCCGACTGAGGGGTTGTTTGTGCGCTTACCTGATCCTGAAGCACCGGACCCGTTCACCAGGGCGGAGATCAAGCAAATCCTTGAGACGCCAACCAATCGGACGCAAGAGCTACTGATGGTTCAGTTCATGATTTGGGCGGGGCCGCGGGTATCGGAAACAATTGCGTTGGCTTGGGAGGATGTCGATTTACAGCATGGGACGGTGACGTTTCGTCGCTCTAAGGTGCGAGGGGCTTATCGGGTCACGAAAACACGGCGCTCGACTCGGAAGGTGCGACTTCTAGAGCCGGCTTGGGATGCGCTACGCAAGATCGATGCGATGAATCCGGCAAAAAAGGCGCAGACGGTCGATGTCGTTGAGCGGGACAACAAGACGGTGCGGCAGCATAAGCTGCACTTTGTGTTCCTGAACACCAAAAGCGGTCTGCCGCATGTCAGCGACTTTGTTGTGCGGGATCGTTTCTTCAAGGCTCACTTGAACGCAGCCGGAGTTCGTTATCGTGGGCCCGGCCAGTGTCGGCATACCTACGCCAGCCAGTTGCTCACTACGGGCGTGGCTTCGATTGACTGGATTGCCGAACAGATGGGGCATACCAACGGAAATATGATTCGGCAGCACTATGGGACGTGGATTAATGAGGATGGGCCGGATGTGGTGGGGATGTTGCAGTTAGCGCTGAAGCTGTAG